CGAGTTTCTCTCCTAAATAGGAGTATTCTTAGGGAAGAATGCGTATATGTACAAAGCCTATAATTAAATATATAAAACTATACAAAAACATATAAATTACGGTATCCATATATACACATTAGTTTTGCTTTGCCGTAGCAACCAGACTAGACTGGTCGAATAGGTTTAACGGCACCTATTCCAAGCCGATAATAACCTCATCTTCTTCAATGAGATCTTCTCCCAGATACTTGTGTCTCCATCTGTTCACACACTTGTCATAGGAAATGTCCAGTGATGGACACAGGTGCTCAATATTGCACTTCTGAGCAACTAAACGCAGTTTAGCTCGTCTATCTTCAAAAATTTCTCGACCATAATAAAACCAGTCACGCAACGAACTTTCGATATTTTGAGCGCTATGCATAGGTGGAGTCAACTCCTTTGATAATAGATGTGAATGCAATCTCTTATATATAGAGTCTTCAGACAGAAGACCCACTTTCTGTCCAAGATCAGCATTAAATTCACATCTTCTTTTCAAAAAGTCAACATCTTTTTCACTCATATAATGTGTTGGAGTTGACTCTTTATCTGGCATTGTAAATTTCATATCGTGCTCCGACAACCAGTCAGCATATGTAATATGCGTAAATTCACTACAATTAGCTGAAACAGTACCTATTACATCATCTCCATAAGTTAAAAACGCACACTCTTTCTTAAAATCAGCTTCTGGATACTTAGTAAAGAAGCAACTTCTTAAAAGAAGTGAATTAACTAATGAGTTAATAATTACAGTCAAATTTTGTCCAGATGGATTTGTCCCAAATAGCTGTATTAAATCACCATTATATGCCATAACGGGATATACAACCTCATGGACTACCATCTTCATAAGATTAATATCATCTTGACTATAACCATCGCATCTTGATGCAATATCTATTAAAATGTCAAAAGCAGCTATAGTAACTTGGGCAGGCATCCTAACATCATACTTACTATAATCACCGGCTAAAACACGTTCAGTTCCTTTGCTCATGGCTGCTTCCCATAATTCTTCCCATTCTAGACCTTCAGCATTAACACCTACTGCACATTCGTACAGTATGGGATTCATCTGAATAATTCTAACTATAGGGAGAAAATACATACGAATTATGAGTTGCAAAACTAGAGGAGCACTTTGGAATACACGCACCTTATCCTTAGTCAATTTAGTGGGTTCATCTTTTAAACAAGATTTCCATATCATATAACATCTCTTACCACTTCTAAGAATCTCAATAATGCGATCAAACTCATCCCATATTTCCTTCTTAAAAGTTCTAGGTTTTCCACATTCTGGATAATCATCAGGATTTAAATCAATCAATAGTGGGTGTTTTGAGCCACTAAAAGGAAATCCCGGTGAAGTGTTAAAGTTCATAGCATCTATAAACTTTACTCCAACTAACCCACTAACTGTAGCAACTCTAGATAAAGGGCCAATGCTAAATAGTTCTGGTATCTTACTTTGTAAATTTTCAGTAAGATTTTTCATAGATCTAACTGACTTCTGTAAAACACTACCCAATGGTAAACTAGGTAAAGAAGCGTGTACAAGAGTAGCTTGAAATGGGTATCTACCTTTACCTTTCATCTTAGGGGGTCCCCACTGTTGCTTAACTCCAAACACCTCCTCGACTGCGTCTGACATAATAGTTGATGACACATTACTATAAGGTGTAGATTTACCACTAGTTTGACCATAGACGTCGATACAAGCACCTTCATTAAGAAAGTTAACTGCACTTTTATGGTGAATGTCGACACAATTAATTATAGGTTTGTCAAAAGTAGAAACTGGAAAATTACCCATATGCGGCAACAAATCACCACAAGAAGCTGAAAGTACTACTCCATCGACTTGAGATAGAATAGACAGAGCATTATTAGCTTGATCTTGCGTCAAAATACCACAACCACCTAACTTGCCTTTACCTCCTAAATGGAAGCCAAGGATCATAGAACCCTTCGTATCACTAACTAAAGGAGACATACACATACCAGCTTTTGTTTCTATAGGTAAATTATAATAACTACCCATGAAAATAGTTATAGTATGTGCTACTTTACTAATTCCTTTAAATAGTGTTGGAACAGACTCAAGGGAACTTCCCATGATATCTCGTGTAACAAATAAGGCAGGGGTTTTTCCAACAAATATATCAGTAGGTAAGAATTTTCTGAAATCTTTCATAGAACCTCCACTTGTAATAAAACAAAGTGTAAAATCTGTTCCAGGAATATTATATGAAAAAGATTGAGAAATCTTATCCCGAAAAGTACTACCTACTTCCATTTTACCATTCTTAAAACATTTAATAGAAATATCTCTATTCCCATGTTCATATATAAAATGAGTTGGAATAAGAACAAAGTTTGAAGTTAAATAAAATCCCAACGTTGTCTTATTTTTATCAGACACAATACCAATAATATTGGTCTTCATAGAGGCAATTAAATTTTCAGGACTAGTAGTTTTTGCCGGAACATCCATAGGTAAAGCAGTACATTCAGCAGCCAACCATGGATTCTCCTTATCATTACGTTCCTGGACTTCAGAAATATTTTGGGGATCTAGTCCAGTATGTGTTTGTAACTTGGAATATCTATTACGTAAAAGTGCTAAAATAATGGCAATAGCACCTAGACCAATAATAGCATAAGTAACTTGCCACTGATTAGTATACGTTTTAACAACATCTTTTAAATCTAGAATCCTTTCACGTATCATCATTTTATATGTTTGCACAGTACAGCAAGTATACAAATACATCGTAAATAAACCTGACAAAATCCAAACACATGCTAAACAAGGAATTCCATAAGACAGAACTAAAATCATCAAGAAAATAAAAATATTTCCAGAAATTAACGATTGTTTTAACTCCTCACGCCAGAAAAATAATCCACATTTAAGTACATAAGGATGGCAAATAACACTCTCTGGCATAAAATCAAAATTCTCCCATCGAGTACAT